CGGTCGGCTGCCGGGAGCCTGCGTGAATATGGTAGGGTCCTAAAAGATATTCCCATAACGCTACAGCGAGGGGCTACTCGTAGGACGGACCTCATGGGTGACGCCGTTTCTCGGGCTAAGGACTCTGGGGCTAGTAACCCACGAGGGTGGGGCTGGTACTACGAGCATCGTGAAGGTGTTGACATGGCAGCCCCCAGCGTGTCTCCTGAGGTTAGGTCTGCTGCGTCTGCTGGGATGAGCCCACAGGCCGATCCAAAGACAGGGGAACTGCTTGACTTAAAGAGCGTTCACGATGCTCTACAAGATCCGTATGCCGTGAGGACAGTTAAATCCAATAAGTCTCCTCAGCGCGATAAGGCAAGGAAGGCAGCCGGGGTAGTAAGCGGTCAGGAACTCAAGGTTTCTGAGGCTACTACACAACAGTTAGCCACTACCGATATAGGTATGGGTGTGATGCAGAACTTGGAACGTGGCATCGGGGCTCTTCGTGGAGAGGTGCCTCCCGAACAGGTCAATACCGCACCTAAAACCAAGGCTTACCAGAACGCTATTCGGGATGCCGCTCCCCCGGCTACCGGAGAGGGCTGGACACCAGAACGCCTAGACTACATGCAGATAGGTTCTCACGTTGTTCACGGAGACCCCAATCAAGGTATGTTCATGTTTAGCAAGTCGTCCCCGGGACCTTTATCTAAGCATAGTATGCTGTCCGCCGAGCGTTCTTCACCACAAGATACGTGGATGGAGGGCATTGGAAGCGGACAGGATATGTCTATGGAACTCTCGGAGGGGTCCCCACTTAGGAAGGCACCCTCACCTGCGAAGAGGGTGATTGACAAAGGGGCTCCTCTGGACGCCTCTACACTAGGTTCTGGTGACTTGGGTATTACGGTAGATGATGTAGGTCACACAGGTGTAACTCCAGAGGATGTGAGGCACGCATTCCACGACAAAGCAAACCGTGTGGCCTCCGAGAAGTACGGTCGGGTGTCCTTTAACCAGTTTGGGGAGGACATTTTCATTCCTGCTGTAGCCATGCAGGAGACGACGTGGAATGAGGGTCGGGCCGGGGCCGGAGCAGACGCTGACTTCAATCGGGAGAGAAAACTAGAGGTAAAGGCAAAGGCAAAGGCCGCTAGGCCCCCAACCGCTAAGGCTCTTCAAGAGGAAGCGAAGGCTAATCCCCGACTGTTCAGCGTGGATAAGCCGACGGGACCCAAGGGGGAGCCACCGTTTTTGACTCCTAAGAGGGACGGCACGGTATTAGACGCCGTCAGGAATGCCACAAGTGAGGCGGGTATACAGCAGCCCCTCACCACCGGCTCGGTGGAGCAAGGACCACCTTGGCCCACGGCTATGACTGCGGGGGAAAACACTAAGGCCGTCCAAGAGCGTCGCCGGAAGGACGAGAACCCTGATGACTGAGGCGTGGGGCATTGTAGTGGCGGCGTTGGTCACAGGCTCCTTCGGGGTGCTAGGCTTGTTCCTACGACGCTTTAGGGATGAGAACCAGAAAGACCACGCTGTTGTGGCTAACAGTCTGAAAGGTCTCGTGAAGTCCATCGCAGATGTTAAGGTGTCTGTGGATAAGAATGGTGAACGGCTCACCGATCACCTAGACTGGCATGTCAAGGGAGACACCCCCAGCAAGAAGGCGACACGAAGGAAGCCTGCTTCAAAGAAGTGAATGCTCCCTGAAGCGGGAGTGCTGGTGTATCATAGGTAACACGAGAAGGAGTGTTTGACGTGGCAGATGGTCCAGCAACTGTGACTCTGGTTGACGCTTTAGAGAAGCCTCTACGCAATCCCCAACCTAAGCAGTGCCTGTTCTCACGAGTTAGGGAGAGCCTGAATCAAGAGGAAGTAGACGCCCTTGACCGGGCTTTAGACAAAGTACGAACAGACAAGAACAACGGTCACAGGAAGGTGTACTCCTCCGCTTGGTTGTCCAGCGTACTTACCAGTCAGGGCTACGCCATATCTTCGGCCACTATTCAGAGACATCTGCGTAACATATGTGGATGCCACTTGGAGGACGACAATGAGTAGCAGGGCAAGTTTGTCAAAGAAGTTGGACCAAGGGCCCCCTCAGCAGGCTTTAGGCAAGTTGGCCAACTTGCTAGAGAGGCACGAGATAGACATTGACTCCATCGGGGACGTTAAGAAAGTTTCCCTGTACCAGTCCCTAACGAAAGATGCTGACGGTGAGGCTCAGATACATGATCTGGTTGGTATCCAGATTTCTCCGTCGTGGGAAACGGGTCCAGAGTGGCCGGTCATCCAACCCGGGCCCTCAATCAAACTTCCCAAGGTCACTACCACCAAGAAGGCCTCGGGTCTGAGTAACTGCGTTGTTCTTCCTGATATGCAAATTGGGTACTTCAGGAACAAGGACGGGGAACTTACTCCTACCCACGATGAAGTAGCCATATCTTTGGCAATCAGCGTACTCAAGGAGGTTAAGCCCGACATGGTGGTTCTTGTCGGGGACAACTTGGACCTGCCAGAGTTGGGAAAGTATCGACTATCCCCTGCGTTCCAGCAAACAACTCAGGCGTCTATCGACAGGGCCACAGAGATTTGTGCTCAGTTGAGAGACGCTGCGCCCCATGCTGAGATCAAATGGTTGGCGGGCAATCACGAGGAGAGGCTTACCAACTTCATGTTGGACAACGCCGCCGCAGCCTTTGGCATTCGTGTTGGCACTCAGCCCGACAGTTGGCCGGTGCTCAGTGTTCCCAGTCTGTGCAGGCTGGATGACTTTGATATTGAGTACCTCGCTGGCTACCCAGCCTCCTGTGTGTGGATCAACGAGCACATCAAGGTGATACACGGTGATCTGGTTAGGTCTGGTGGTAGTACTGCCCACGCTTACCTGAAGAGGGAGAAGGTGTCCATTCTGTATGGTCATATCCACCGCAGAGAGTGGGCAGAACAGACACGTGAGGACTACGACGGACCACGCACAGTGGTTGCCGCATCACCGGGGTGTCTCGCCCGTATTGACGGGGCGGTTCCCTCTACAAAGGGTGGCACCGATCTGGACGGCAGGCCCTTGAAGCGACATGAGGACTGGCAGCAGGGTCTGTGTGTTGTGCAGTACGAGCCGGGAGATGGTAAGTTCAACTTGGAGATGGTCACCATCAGAGATGGCTGGGCTATGTACCGAGGAAAGGTGTATTCACAATAACTGGCCGACAATCGGGTATAATATACTCGGCTGGGTCAAACGACTACGGCCACCTCAAATCCCTCAATCAAAGGATTATCTATGTTTAACAGGGACCTCCTAGAACGAGTTGCGTCCACCTTTGCCCAAGCAGCCCTCGGCGCAGTTGGTACCAACAGCGTTCTGGACTTGGGCGTTGACAACTGGAAGATGGTTCTCAGTGCTGGAGCCGCCGCCGCCTTGTCGGTTCTCAAGGGCGCTCTTGCCGCCAAAGTCGGCACCAAGGGTACTGCCTCACTAGTTGACTGAAACCAGTCAGAAACTGGTGTATAGTAGTTACTACTAACTTCCATTGTAGGGTGTGATTCATGGCTGTTGATTTCTGGTCTCCGTCTTATCGGGCTTCGGCTAGTGATCTTACAGTTGCAATCTCCCCCCTCGGCCTAGTTGAACTGGCCGATGAGGAGTTTGAGGTCCACGGTCCACGACTGAACCGTTATTCGGCAGCGTGGGCGTGGTACCTCGGACACCACTGGGCGTACCGACGAGAGTTTGGTGAGTCCCAGTTTTACCTTAATTATGTCCGCACCATGTCGGACTACATCACGAACTTCTGTTTTGGAAAGAGTGTCCAGTTCCGCACCCCTGAACAGAACAACGCCATCATCCCTCACCTGCTAAACAAGGTTTGGGGACAGCACAACAACAAGGAACACGTTCTGTGGGAGATGGGTCAGTTGGCCTCCGTGACAGGGGATTGCTTTGTCAAGGTGGCCTACGAGGAGCCCTACGTAGACCCCATTGGTATTCCTATTCCGGGTAAGATTCGCATTCTTCCCCTTAACCCGGCCCACTGTTTCCCTGAGTACCACCCCCATGACAGGACTAGGCTTCTTCGGTTCAAGTTGAAGTACCGGTTCTGGGGCACGGCTTCAGAGGGCACTCGTCAGGTGTACACCTTCACTGAAATAATCACTGACGATACAGTGGAGCAGTACATCAACGATGAGTTGGTGGACACTTACCCCAATGCCATCGGGCATATCCCAATCGTACACATCCCCAACACGACCATCTCGTCCTCCCCGTGGGGACAGAGTGACATCTGGGACATCATCCCGCTCAACCGAGAGTTGAACGAGAAGATGGCCGAGGTTTCGGACATCATCAACTACCATGCCGCCCCGGTAACCATCATCACCGGAGCCAAGGCGAGTCAGTTGGAGAGGGGTCCGAAGAAGGTTTGGGCTGGGTTGCCCAAGGACAGCAACGTGTTCAACCTTGAATCTCGTGGTGAGATGGCTGGGGCGTTGGAGTACATATCTACGATTAAGCGCACAATGCACGAACTCACTGGCGTGCCTGAATCTGCCCTTGGTCAAACCCAGCCCGTTTCCAATACCAGCGGTGTCGCCTTGGCTATCCAGTATCAGCCAATGATGAATCGTTATAGCATGAAGAAGTCTCACTTCACCAAGGGTCTTGAGAGGGTAAACGAGATCGTTATACGAACGGCAGCCGTATTCCAGCCTGAGTTGTTGATGTACGATCCTTCTGTCTCACACATGCCTGAGAAGGATAATGCCGTTGAACTAGACCCCACAGACCCGCTCACCTATCAAACTACCTGCCACTGGCCAGATCCACTACCAGTGGACGTGCTTATCACGCTCAACGAGGTTCAGGCCAAACTGGCTCTGGGACTTGAGTCCAAGCGTGGTGCCCTCAAACTACTCGGGGAAGAGTTCCCGAACGAGAAGATGTCTGAGGTGTTTGAAGAGCAGATGGATGATGCTCTTGATCAGGGATCGCTGGAAATGTTTAACGCACAGGTTCAGCAGGCCATATTCGCAGCCACCGGAATGCTCCCACCCGAGGGTGCTGCTCCGGTTGGTAACGACTCTTCTGGGTCGGACTCAGAGGGAGAGGGCCCCCTTCCGGGGGTGCCTGCCCTAGGGGTAGACGCAGGGATGTTAGACAACCTGATTCAAAGGGCATACGGTGCTAGGTTCGCCCAGCGTCGTGTTCCCGAAGAAGAATAACCAATAAGTTTAACTAACTAAGACCAAATTAGCCAAACTAGGTAAGGAACAGTCATGGCAGATAATGATTCTGGCGGTAACACGCCTGACGCTGTAGTACTGCCTCCAACAGCGGAGGCAGCCCCAGACAAGACCGATGTGACAGACACTGCGTTTGACATCGGTTCTGAGGAGTCTTCCAACAGTCGATCCTTCTCTGAAGAGGACGTAGAGCGCATACGTACTCAGGAGAAGGACAAGATGTATAAGCGTCTTGAAGACTCAGACCTGAGGGTCAAGGCTCTGGAGGAACAATTAGGCACCCTGTCTACCGAGAGTGAGTCCGCTAAAACTGAGGCTGCACGGCTGGCTAAGGCTGAGTCTGATGCCCTCAGGAAGCGTGAAGAGGAAGAACTCAGCGCCAAGGAACTCATCACCAAGCGTGAGACCGAGTTTGACGAGAAACTCAAGACGGTGGAAACCGAATGGGAGGGACGCCTCGCCAAGATCGAAGAGGAACGTGCCACTCAGGATGCGATGCTTGAAAAGGAGCGTCGTTTCCGTGAACTGGAGGTTTACCACCAGCGGCGCATAACCGAGGAGGGGGAATACATCATTCCTGAACTTCGTGATCTGATCTCCGGTACTAACGAAGATGAGATCGAAAACTCTATTGCGGTACTTAAGGAACGCAGTAGTGCTATACTGGAGTCAATCCAGCAATCTACTCAGCCGAGTGGATTGAGGGGGTCGCCGGTAACGGCTCCCCCCGTCGGGCCAATGGAAACTCAGATGGATCAGCAGCAGACGCTAACAGCGGAGGACATCCGCGACATGCCGATGGAACAGTATATGCAAATGCGGGACAGGCTCCTAAAGGCGCGACCCTCACAAGGTCGCTTTTAACAACATAAACACATAGTCCCCTAACGGAGGAATCCCTAATGGCCCTACCTGCGCCTTCTGGTGGTTCGATTACGACGGCTGCTGACCAGTCTTCGCTAACCGGCTACTCGTCAGATACAGCGCTGACCCCTGCGATTCAGACAATCTGGAGCAAGGAAATCTTGTTTCAGGCTATGCCTGTGCTTCGCTTTGAGCAGTTCGCTGTCAAAAAGACGGAACTTGGCGTTATGCCGGGTCTCACCGTCAACTTCATGCGTTACACCAACCTCGGAGTCGACCAGAATACTGGTGCGACACTGACTGAGGGTACCCGTATGGAGCCCACAGCACTCTCGGCTAGCCAGATCCAGATCACGGTCTCTGAACGTGGTCAGGCTATCTCGGTTACTGAGTTGCTACTCAACGCTTCGTTCGATGACGTTATGGCGTCGTCGTCCCGTCTTCTTGGTCGTCACATGGCCCAGTCGATGGACATTGAGGCACGTAACACCCTGTACAAGGCCGGTATTCCGTTCGGTGGCGGTTCGGCGGTTGCTCCGTCGATCACCTTCGGTCGGACCAAGGCTTCTGGTGCTCGCACCACGGTTTCGCCATACGATGGCGGTACCATTGGTACGGCTGCTGCACCGGGGTACCTCTCCCCCACGACTATCAAGGATGCGGTTGAGACCCTCGCTGCGGAGAACATTCCGCGACTGGGTGACACCTACGTCTGCTTCGTTCACCCGTCGCAGAGCCGCTCCCTGCGTGATTGGCCCGAGTTCATTGAGGTCACGAAGTACGCCGCACCCGGTAACTTCATGCTTGGTGAGATCGGTCGCCTCTACGACGTGGTCTTTATTGAGACCACTCAGGTCACGAAGGGCCTTGACGGTACTGCCGCAGGTTCGGCGCTCTCAGCCCTCGCTGGGTTGGACACCGATGGTGCTTCTGGTATTCAGGAGAACGCCAACGCTTACAACTCCGTGATGATCGGTGACAACTCCTTCGGGCAGGCCATCGCTCTTCCGGTGGAGTTGCGCGATGGTGGCGTGATCGACTTCGGTCGTGAGCATGGCCTCGCTTGGTATGCAATTTGGGGATTCGGTGTTATCACCCACGAGTCCCGAGTTATTATCAATACCCTTGGTGGTGCCATCGCCTAACCTAGGCGCTGGTGTAATCTGGTGTTGCGGGGGGTAGGGGCCTACGAGCCCCTCCCCCTTGCCACCGGTAGGTCCATAACGGAAAGAATAGGATTATACAACCATGGCAGATAAGAAGACTACAAAGAAGTCCCCGACAAAGAAGGCCCCCGCTGCTAAGACTCAGGCTCGCACTGATGAGGCTCACTTCATTGCTGATGACCCCAGTACTCCAGACGTGAACGAAGCGTATGTTCAGGAGGAAGAGTTGGAGGTGGTTGAAACCGCCCCCGTTACTGTCGTTCCTGAAACCAAGCGTGCTCGTGTCAAGGGTACTTGGAGGATGTATTTCTGTGGACAGCCTTGGGACTTTGTTGACGGGGAGTATTACGCTCTCCCACAGGATCTGTTTAACTTCCTTCGGTCGAACGGCAACATCTACGACACCCTCTGAGGTAGACCATGTCCTTTACGGTCCCCAATAGGCCGGAGCGTCCAACCGATCCAGATCAGGCAGAACCAGACAAGGGTGACTTCCAGAGTCTGGGGTACCGTAAGTCTGGTGTTCTGACCGGAGGGGCCGTAACTAGAACGGCTGCCAACACAGTATCCGTTGAGGCCACTACTGGGTATCTCAACGGTGAGTACTTTAGTCTTGCTACCGCCACTTCTATTTCCATCTCTGCCCCCTCTTCCGGTAGCAACGCCAAGTTTGTCCTCATTCTGGTAACTAAGTCTGGTGGTGCGTTTAGTGCCACCGCCCTTGAGGGCACCACAGCCAACGGTGGAGAGAGCGCATCAAACGCTCTTTACCCTGATTTCGATTCTGCCACGAACATGCTGGTGGCTGCGGTGTACTACAACGTAGGCGACACCGACATTGACGGCAGTTCTGTTGTAGACAAGCGCGTGATGGTCATGCCTCAGGCCAACCCGACTGCGGTATCGTCTGCGCCGGGGTCTACTGACGGCACCATCGGTGAGATCAGGATTGATTCCAGCATCACACCCGCTGACGGCCAATCCATTGTCTGGATCAAGACGGACGCCACTACGTGGACCAACCTAGGTAAGTACTCATCCACAGCCGCTGCTGCTGGGGCCACTGGCGCACAGGGCAACCAAGGCCAGCAAGGCACTACGGGAGCCGCAGGAGCCGCAGGTGGACAAGGACCACAGGGTCCACAGGGCCCTCAGGGTCCGAAGGGTGACAAGGGTGACAGCGGAAGTGGTGGCTCGTACACCCATCCATCACAGACCCTGACCCTCGCAGGGGCCGTGACCGGTTCGGTGTCCTTCACTGACGGAACGATTCCTACCCTGACTACCACTATTCCTGCTGGTACCTACGTACCCCTGTCAGGCAATGTGTCTATTACCGGGCAACTGATAACTGCCAACCTTATGCCTACTTCGTCAGGTTCCAATCGCCAGATTGGGTCGATATACATGACGTATAAGAAGATTGTACTCACAGACAATCCGGTGGTAATGTCTGATCTGGCCTTGAAGGAGCGCTTTGACGAGTCCCCCGGCCTCTCCTTCGTGGATTCTCTTACTCCCAAGTCCTACGTTCTCAAGAATGACCCCAAGAAGGTGCATTGGGGATTCGTTGCTCAGGATGTGGAAGAGGTCTGCACCCAGCATGGGGTTTCCGAGGCCGCAGTATACGAGAAGCCCGAGGAGGGCCTTGGGGGTCACATGGCCCTGACCTACGGAGAGTTCACGGCCCCTATTGTCAAGGCCATTCAGGAACTGACTGAACGGTTGGAGGCCTTAGAGAATGGCTGACCTGCCCACCCCAACGTCCGAGGCTGCTACCAACATCATTGTAGTTAGGCGATTCATGCCTGCACGTATCAGTGATGTGTTCCCTGCTGTGAACCAGCCGGGGCAAGATTCAGTACCCGGAACAGACTCCACTGACTAGTAGTACAATATAGGCATGGCGGCTCTAACCGACGTTGAAACCACTGCACGTAACTATCTCAGGGACTTCTCTAGGTTCTTTCAGTTAGACTTTGATGTCGTTGGTAGAACGTACGACCTAGGCCACCCCAACATTGACTCTACTAAACTATGGGTAGCAACTTATGCCAGCAATACGACCACGGCACTTACTAGTAGCCAGTACTCTCTTGATGACCGCAATGGCCTCATACGCTTGGCTACGACACCATCTGCGGGCACCAAACTACTGGTAGAGGGTTACCACTATGAGTGGTTGTTACCGGCTGACCTGACGTTCTACGCCAAACTGGCACTAAACCAGCATCTCCATAACTTGGATATGGAGTCGGAGCAGTTGTCAGCCGTTGTCAAGGACGTAATCGGCATCGACGCCATGATTGAGGCCCTCTGGGGCCTGATGACTGAGTACAGCCGGGACATAGACATCACTACGTCTGAGGCTGTTCACATCCCTGCCAGCCAGCGTTTCCGTATGATTCAGCAGTTGCTCCAGTACTGGACCGCAGAGTACGAGAAGAAGGCCCGTGCCCTCAACATCGGTCTGGACCGCATTGAGGTCTTCAACCTGCGCCGTACCTCCCGCACCACCAACAGGCTGGTTCCGGTCCAGAAGTCCCGTGAGTTGGGAGACTACGGCCCGATTGAGCGGATCTACTCACCGATTGACGACGGGGAGATCGTCATTGCTGAGGAGCAGGACGATCTACGCACCGACGTGTTCATCGACGGTGATCCACCTGAAGGGTATGTATCTGGCGTTAGGTATATGTAGTGGTAAACATTCGTAGAGAACTGGACCATATCTCGGAAAACTACCGAAGGTACCACCGAGATACCGGTGAAACAGTAGTGTGGTACGAGATTCAACCTTTCGGTAGCAACGCATCTACGGATAGTCTCTACGATGACGTTTACGACGAGGGCCTACTAACTACTGGAGGTCTGAGGTATAAGACTGGCATACTAGTTCCTGTGTTGCAGGTTCAGGAGACTGAGGACACCAAGACTGCTACCCCTGATGGTCGCCACGTCGTGCAAACCATCAACGGTGTGGTTGCTGTAAAGGACATGGTTGCCGCAGGCGTTGGTAACGTGTCTGAGTATCGTAACCACCTAAACGACATGATCTTTTATGATGGCCGGTACTACTCTATTACCACCTACCGTGTTCGTGGTCGTGCTAGAGAGAACGTCCTCGTGGTGTTTGAGGGCATTGAGAGGTACCTAGATCAGGAGTTCGTGAACGACCCCGGCCCTGCTGAGTTGGCCTTTGTAGACTACGGCTGGCCCGCAACTCTACCGTCCTAAATGGTGTATCATTAGTACAAGATCCTAATGAGCGTTAGGATCTCTCAACCGCCCAGAGGAACGCTAGGAGAGCGTATGGCCACAGAGCCAAAGATGATTGACGCCACTGCTTCCTCTGATGAAGACTACCTAGGCTTCTTTAGTTCCGGCATCCCCGCTCAGATTTCGTATGGTAACAGGCTGTACCTACAGTTGGCCGACCTTATGGAGATCGCCGTCAACAAGGCCCTACAGCAGCACGTGGATGAGTCACGCATTAAGTTGGAGAGGGACGAGGAGTACGCTCCGCTAGCCCCGTACTACAATGCGCGCCAGATGGAGGACTCCGAAGACCTGTTTGAGTTTGGTTTGTTTGATGTACCACGTAGGTTCCATTCACTGGCCAACGCTTTGGAGTATGGTTCTAGTAGTATTCCTCCTAGGGCCTTTCTTAGGCGCACCTTGTTCAAGGACGCCAAGACCCTGTCCAAAGATATAAGTCGGGAACTGAACCGACTCATGGGTGAGGTTGTCGTAGATGCCTGATCGCACCGGGTTCCTACTGGCAGAGGATCAGGCCCTCAAGACCAAGTTCAGTGGCATCCAGTTGTCTGACGACAGGGATGCTACTCGTGATGTACAGGTGTTCTTTCGCTATCCAGAGGGTGAAACCGAGAAGAAGTACCCGTTTATCACGATTGAACTACTGGACATCAACCATGCTACTAACAGGCAGCACTCTGACTCCATGATCTATGCCTTCCGTGGCACGGCACCTGCTGGTCAGCCTTCGGGTCACTATGCGACCGCAGGTTCAGCAAAGTCGTTTACTTACTGGCCGGATACCACCGATGATGTAACCACCCTAAGTGGTTTTTCAGGCTCCTCATCCTCACCCTTCGTGAGCGCCATGGAGCATGTTCCAGTAGACCTGCTCTATCAGGTCACCACTTTCACCCGGTCGGCCATCCACGACCGGTACTTGCAAGCACACATACTGACTAAGGTGGCCCCGTTTCGACGGGGATACTTGTCCATAGGTGCCGATTCAACTGATCGTCATATGGACCTCTTGGATTGGCGTGGTGCAGACATGCTGGATGAGGAAGCAGGCTTCAAGAAGAGGACCTTCCGTAAGGTGTACACCCTCTCGGTTACTTCCGAGATACCGGCCACCAACCTAGTCGGGCTCTATCAGGTTGCTCGTACCTCTGAGGGGTACGCAGCAGGTAGCACAACCTTTAAGGATAAAATCACGATGGATGTTCTATCGTGACATTCGTAACCCACTGTATTAAGGAGAAGTTCTAATGGCATCGTATACCCGACCCGGTGTGTATGTTAGCGAGTCGGCTCTAAAGCCAGTCGTTACCAACCGTCCCGGGCGCACTACTGCTTCCTTCGTAGGGAAGTCCACGAGAGGCCCTGTTGGCAAGCCCGTACTGGTTCAGTCATGGGGAACCTTCACCGCTACGTTCGGTGACATCAATCCACTGTACGAACTGGGGTATTCTATTTACCAGTTCTTTTCCAACGGAGGCACTGAGTGCTACGTTGTACGCACGCTTACCGGCAGTAGTACAGCAAACACTGACTCGTCTCTCGCCCTGACCCACGGCAGCAGTCAGTCACTGTTCACCGCTACGTCTAAGTTGGCGGGGGTTGACGGAAACAACATCACAATTGGTGTAACCAAGAACTCCGGCAACCCGGATTCCAGCACCACTGGTGGTTCCGGTATTGCTGACATCACCGTCAAGTACAATGGTGTCACCAAGGAGACCTTCACGGGTCTCACCTTCTCCAACAACACTGGGGCTACCTCAGCCACGATGGTTGTCAACGACGCTGTTACGGGGTCGCAGTACATTACAGTGTCGGCACAGCCCACAGACTCCAACGCCACTGGCGCTAAGTTCAACACCGCCTTCTCCTCCGAGGTAATCTACACACTCGCTGGTGGAGCCACAGGTGGAACGGCAGAGAAGTCAACGGGCTATGTCCGAGGCAACACTGCTGGAACTGCCGCCAACCATTTCCTCCTGACCGCTGAGAACGCAGGTGCTTGGGCCGATGGTCTAACCGTTGAGGTCACTGCGGGTCTTGAGGCAGCGTCGGCAACCTCCTATGGTACCTTCGACATGGTTATCAAGTTGGATGGTGGAGAGAAGGAGCGCTGGACTGAGGTGTCCCTTGACGCCACCCACAACCGCTACGTGCTTACCCTCTTGAACAACTACTCGGATTACGTCAGGGTGTCCAATGTGGCTACCCCGACCAAGGCTGCGAATACATCGGTCACTGCCGGTACGTACTCCTTGGTGGGAGGCTCAGACGGAACGGCGGTGCTTGCAGGGGACTACACCACCACCTTGGCCTACTTGGATCAGGTGACTGGAGACCTGCTAATCAACCTTCCGGGGGTGTCGTCCTCGTCTGAGGTGAACAGCGCATTGGCGTATGCTTCAACCCGTGGCACCGGGTTCGTGATTATCGACCCCGACCTCACCGCCACTACTGCCGCAGCAGCAGTGACCGCAGTGTCTCCGTACACCAACAGCGGTTACGGTGCAGTCTACTACCCAGCAGTTACCGCAGCGGACCCAACCAAGACGGGACCTGCTTCTCTACGCACCTCAGCGGTAGGCGGGGATGCTATGGCTCTCTACGCTAAGGCAGAGAGGCTCAAGTCTGTGGCTCAGGCCCCCGCAGGGTTTAACTACGACTTGGCCAACGTCTTTGGTCTGGTTGCAACCTACACAGAGGCCGAGGAAGGAACCCTGTACTCTTCGGGTATCAACCCGATCCGTTTGGTACCGGGAACCGGGGCCATCGTTAATGGTACTCGCACTCTGGCACCTACCTCTCCTGCTCGGTACATTCCTATTCGTAGGACCCTGAACTTCGTGAAGGCTCGGATGAAGGAAGTGACCAAGTTTGCGGTCTTTGAGCCCAACGATTCTAACCTGAGGGAGCGAGTTACTCAGGTAGTCACAAATGAACTCCGTGGCCTATGGGGCAAGGGAGGTCTCAAGGGAGGTACCAGCGATCAGGCGTTCTACGTCACATGCGATGGGACCAACAACACAGATACCACCGTTGCCAACGGTGAAATCCACGTTGAGGTGGGGCTGGCTCTCCAGTACCCCGCTGAGTTCGTGATTATCAATGTCAGTCAGTGGACTGGCGGTTCCAACGCAGTAGATACCCTTTAGGAGGGATTAATAAAATGACAGTATCCGCACAAACCCTGAGGACTGATCCCCTTCGGAACTTTAAGTTCAAGGTGGCTATCTATCCTCAGGACACCGAGTTGAACACCATGGCTGGTGGTCTTGATAATCTGGGCTTTGCCCAGATGTCCGGTATCGCCGTAACCAACGAGGTTATCCCGTACAGGGAAGGTGGGATGAACACCCACCCACACAAGATGGTAGGACAGTCGGACTTTGCTCCCGTGTCGCTGGCCCGGGGCGTGTTCGCCAATCAGGATCAGTTGTACAAGTGGCAGCAGTTCATCCATGCTTGGCAGGGAGGGCTTTCTACGAATGGCTCTAGCGGTAACGGTAACGGTTCTGCTGATGGTGCTGACGCATCAGATTACCGCTGTACTGTAGCGGTTACAGTGTTTGACCATCCGGTTACTTCCAGTAACAACAACTACCAGTACGACACCGACCCGAGTGCCAACTCCACGGTGATTCTGCCTAGGCGTTTGCAGGTGTTGCTCTACAACGCTTGGCCCGGGTCGTTCTCCATCAGTGACCTCAACGCTGGTGACAACGGAATCCTGATTCAGCAGTTGCAGTTGCACCATGAGGGCTTTGAGATTAAATGGGGGTCAGACATTAAGACCTTGCCCTAAACTAACCCTGTACAACTAGGACACTAGGAGACTCTAATGAGTTTGAATCTTGCAGAAGACGCTGACACCTTTAACGAAGCCATACAGGAACCACCCCCAGAGGTGGGTAAGGCTGCTCCAACAGCAGTAAGCCTTATGCGGGGCCTCGTGGACCCGGAGACAGGCGAGTGGCAGAGTGTAGCCACCGTATCGGAGATGACTGGAGAAGACGAGGAAGCCTTGGACCTACTAGCAACTAAGGATGACTTGTCTTACGCTGACTATACCTCGGCGCTGCTGAAGCGTTCGGTCACGTCCATCGGCAACATACGAGTTTCGTCAGATCCGTCTGTACTTGACAACTTGATTATTGGGGACCGGGACCTACTCTTCCTTGGGATAATCCGTGCAACCTACGGAAATATCAGGGACTTCAAGTTGGTGTGTCCCAGTTGTAAGGAATCCAATGAGGTCAAGGTCAACTTGGACACTGACTTTGAGGTGGATGAACCAAAGGGAGACCCTCGTGCTACCAGAGCCGTAACATTAAAGAACGGTTCTGTGGTAAACATTCGGTACCTTACAGGCAAGGACGCCAAGGCAGTGGCCTCTTCGGGGGACACCTCTTCAGTACAGAACACGGAGATCGTCACCCACAGCGTTGTGTGGGATGATGACCGGTCTATGCAGGTACGCAGGGAATGGGCAAAGGGCCTGTCTCTAGCAGACCGCAAGACCATTGTACAAGCCGTGCTGGGCGACCAGCCCGGACCGAGACTGGAGGAGGTGAATGCCCCGTGCGCCTACTGTAGTGAAGACATCACTATGGTACTAGACTGGGTGTCCCTTTTATTCGGTTAATCTTACTCACGTTTATTGGAACTACGATGCTATTGCTCAAGGCTACCCCGGGTACACGCTATCGGACATTCGTGGTATGTCCGTACGTCAGCGTTCTTTCTGGGCTGCCATGGCAAAGTGGCGTAGTTAGTTCTGGAGAGAACTGTGCCTTCTGAAGAAGAGAAGATAACTGATTCCGAAGACCAGACTATGAAGGCCTTTGCGACGTTCAAGGGTCGCTTCAAGACCGACATACAGGCCATCAAGAAGATGGACTCCTCGTTCGGCAGCCTTGCCAAGTCTCTGCGGGAGGTAAACGCTGAACTAAGCAAGATGATCGACCGTGGTCGTGACGCTCAGATTTCGTTGCAGGGAGTAGCACAGTCATCGGGTGGTCCAGCACCAAACGCACCAGTTCAGGGTACTGGAGGGTCTACCAAGGCCGGTGGTATCGGTGGAACTAACGCTCCCCTGACCAGCGGAACATGGGGCAAGTTCACGAACATGCTTGCTGGAGCCTCTGGCCAAACTGGCGAGAAGAATCCTTTCGGAGGAAGGTCTGCGTGGGGTTCTGCTGCCTCTGGTGTTAGCCAGTTGGTACATTCTGGTATTGGCTGGGCTGGGGCACGGGCTGAAGGGGCAGCACCCTACATGCTAACTGCTGATCGTACAGGTATGCTCTACCGCCAGATGTACGGCGGCACACAGTTGGAGTATCAGCGTAAGTACCGTGCCCCCCTGACTGGTCCTCGTTCGGACCCACTGCTCTTGGGAAACGGTGGAGTTGAGGCGATGCTGGGGTTGCAGGCAACTACCGGTCTCAATGCCACCCAGATGGCTCAGGGGGTTCAGGGCATCAGGGTGGCCTCTGGCTTTGGCTACTCAACGGGCCAAGCCAACCAAATGATCTCTGCTCTGGCAGCGCCCGGGTCCTCCAACCTTATGACGATTATGACCGGAATGGGTTTGTACGGTCCGGGTGGTCAGGCCCGAGATCCTATGGACGTGATCAGGAACACCGTCCAACGCATGGGCCTGACCAGCGAGGATATGGTACAGGGAGCCTTCCAGCCCGGGTCGATGACTAGGGCGAACCTGAGCCGCTCTGGTCTGCCAGAGGACATGCAGAACCTTGTACTTCAGTACGCCCAGCAGAATCTGGAGTACCGCAAGAAGGGCGGTAAGGGCATGTACGACCCGGCCTCCAAGCGTGACCGCCAACTAATGGGTGTACAGGATGGCTACGCCACTGAGTTTGAGCGTACACGGGTTGAAGAGACCCGACGGGAGGAGCAGTTCTATCGTCGTCAGGTTGACAACTACGACCGTATGGAGCACAACACTCAGGCACTGATCCGGGTGGCTTCGGCCATTGAGGACCGCTTTAGTGTTGCAGTCGGTGCCAAGATAAGTGCTACAAACAAT